ACCTATTAATTCTCTAACCTGTTTACGTATGTCTATTAATTTTTTTCTACGGTCAATATCAACATTAAAATGCTTTAGAGCATAATCTTCTAATTCCTGCTTGGTTGCAATATTGATATTCAACTCACCGTTTAATCTACCCTTGACTCCTTCCATCGCCTCGCCTAATACCTGAACAGCGCTTGCGTCAGTTTCATCAATACCAAAGTCTTTAATCTTTGCGAATGTCGCTGGTGTGTCTGACCATCCCTTAGTTTTGTACGCTTCAAATTCACTTTGCGGTACGATTTTAGGGTCTTCGGTTTTGTGGTATATCCACGTACGGTATATTTTAGGCATTTTCAATCCCTCTTGAAGTCGATTAAGTATAACACTTTTCTATCATAAACAAAAAAGGCTACCGTTTAAAGTAGCCTTTCTATATACACTATTGCTTAAACTAGACTAAGAAGTTGTTCTAACCGCAAAATCTGGGTTAAGTGCATCTACACCAAACAAAATATCAAAGCGGTACATAGTCGCATCGTTAGTAAAGTCATATTGACGAACCGCACGAATTGAAATATTACCGAATGATTCTCGGCTTGCTGTTGCTCCATCTTCTGGCAAATCAAGAGGCGCCATAGCCAAAGTGATCGCGTTTTGATGGAATGCTAAGTTTTGCTTATGGCTTGAGCCACTTGCGCCCGTCTTTACAGTAATAGCCGCGTTGTTAGCGGGTGAAGCAGCAACCGTTTGATATGGCCCACTAATTATAATAGGTGGCGATATGGTTAAGGTTGCTGGGCCAGTACTTGCACCACTGTTTGCGTCTGCTGTTACAACGAATGTTTGCAAGTCGCCAGTATCTTGACGTGTTTTGCGGTTAACAGAGTTACAACCTGCAATAGTAATGACATCACCTGCCAATAAAATATCAGTTGTGCTGTTAGTCCATCCATCAGTAACAATAGTTTGTGTCCATGTGTCACCGCTTGCCGCGTAAGTTGTTTCCTGAGTAGCGCCATTAACTAATGGAGTACCAGTAGCAACACCAACGGTATGAAGTGCTAAAGATTGGTTTTCATACAACATGAATTTGCTGTAACGACCAATAGCCGCTTCTTCAATCGCTTTCTTAGCAATCTCAGTAGGGAAAACAGATTTAAGGCCGTCTGCCAATGCTAATGAAGCATCTTCGTCATAGAATGCACACCAGCGAATGTTCATAGGTGTACCAAGCTTAGTAAGTACTTTAGCCGCTGCGCCAACTTCTAAAAAGGTCGATGGTGCTGTGCCTGGAGTACCTACAAAATTACCTATTTTTTTGTAGACTTGAGCGATTTCACTTTCAACCGCTTGAGCCAATTCAGCAGCAGCAGGCTGTACAAAACGTTGTGTAAAATCTTCGACACTTAATGTTAAATCTTGCGAAGTAACAGCAAAGTTTACTTTTTTACGCTTATCAAGCGTCATTGTAGCTGCACGTTCTTCGATGTCTGGAGTAGCTGAAATAACTGCGCCATCACTAGCGGCAAACATTACAGGTCTACGCACGTCAATTGAAGCGCCTACCTTGCGAAATTGTCCATCTAATTGGCGATCAACTTTCGCCCCCATTTGCAGAGCGTTTGAAAACTCTTTTAGCAGTAATCGAGTTACTAGCTGTGTATTTTTAAAGTTATTAGCCATTTTATTTATTCCTTAGACCAGTTAACCGTATTTAGCCATCCAATCACTCATTGACATTGTATCGCCTATGTCTGACTTTAAGGCCGCCCCACTTCGTAGGGTTTCTATCGGCTCTGGTGCTGCACTAGTTTTAATTTCGGGTTTAGCCGTAAGTTTAATAGAAAGTTTGCCAATCTCCATAAGTGCCATTGCTGGTGTCATGCTTGCAAGCTCTGCGGCTTTTTCTGCATTCTCTGGGCTACCTAAATGATAAATCATTTCTGCGCCCTTGTCATAACCCATCAAGGCCGATGCTACTCCTTCGGGTAAGTTAGGTATGGCATTCGCTCGCTCGTTAAAGTCTGCTTTGCCTAGTCCTTTTACCTGCGCGCTAAAATCATCACTGACCTTTTGCGCTGCATCTTTTTGTTGCTTGGCTGTCAATTCGCGTTGCTGTTCTGCTAAAGCTTGCTTAACCCCTTGTGCGACATTGTAATCATATGTTGCCTTATCAAAGGCGTCATCGTCATAGTCAATGTCTGGGTCGTCTAGTTTCGGCTTTTTCAATTCATTTTCTGAATTAGCGGTCTCTAGTGCATCTATTCGCTTTTGCAATTCATCAGCACGATTTTTTTCTTTATACTTATCGGCTGTTACTTTGTCGATACGCTTTTGAAATCCATCAACAGGTGGTTTTTCAACTTCGGTCGTTTCTGGCTCTGGCGTATCTACTTCTTGTGTAGTGGCTGAATCTACTTGCGCGGGTTCTTTGCTTTCTTGTTCTTCGGTTTGATCAAGTACCTCATTAACAAAATCGTCCAAATCACTCACTGGTGCAGCTTGTTCTTTATCTTTCACTTTCACTTTAAAACACCTTTACGGTTGATTAACATCTTAGCCCCATTTGATGGCAATGGGTTAGCCATGTGTATATATTACTAAATATTGGTCAGTTTGACAAATTAACTAACAGACGGTTGCTGAACGGTTAAAACTTGCTTTAAATTTTCGCGCTCTGCATTTTCTTCGGTAGCAACAGCGTCTTGAATAATGCTTGCTGTTTGTTCACTGTTTGCGCCCTCGTCAATTAACTGCTGGCTTTCTGCAATAATGTCTTTTTGCTTAATTACCATTTGTCTATCATATTCAGTTAATGGAATGCCTAGTGCTAATTGCTTAGTGTAAGTTTCAATTAATTGGTTGTAAGCGTCCACTAACGCACCGTGCGACTTCGCTTTAGTTTCGATTGTTTTGGCGTCTTTTTCTTCAATCTCTGCCATTAACTTTTCAGTCTGCATGGCTATATTAGTCGTAATAGCCTCTTGTTGTGGGTCTGGTGCTTGTTGTTGGTCAAGTCCATAATCTTTAATCTCTTGCTCTGTTGGCTCAATTGTACCGTTTTTTATCATCACCTTTCTAACGCGTTTCGTTAGTTCTTTAGTCTCAAGTATTGGCAAGTCTTTAGCTACTAAATCCATTGCTAACGCTTCAAATTGTGGTGACGTTGCAATCAATTCAAGTATTTGCTGTGCTGATTCTTGGCGTTGTGTTGCAAATGCTGCGCCTGTTTCGGTTACTACATCATAGCGACCTATAGATAAATCATTTACCAATACAGGCTTGCCAGTTTGTTCGTCTATTACCTCTTGGTTTACAGTGTTTATTTCAACGTTTTCTGTTTCACCGTCTTGTTGCATAATTCTAACTTGTTGCGCTGTGTCGTAAATTCTAGGTATTAAATCAACAAGTATTTCACCGCAATAGTCGATGGACTTAGTTAGGTTGTCGCTAAATATAAACGAACCTCTATCACCCTGCTTTTCTTGCGCGATTATTGCCCTACCGCTTTTTAACTCTGGATTAACACCTATTGATGGCGGTTGCATTCCTGTTACGTGATACAAATCCATGCTTGCTTGCTGAAGTATTTGCAAGCTTGCGCTTTGTACTGCGGGTGCGCCGCCTCTACTTGGTGGTGCGCCTCCTGTTTTACTGTCTGGATTGTAAGGCATGAACGGGCTATTTTGTGTAGCAAAGTTTTTGTATGCTGACTCATGCCCTTGAGCTTGTGAGGGTGAGTACCAAATCGGGTCTTTGGGTGTTAATGCGCTTGTTTCGACTACAGAACTGGTTTCATAATTGTAAATACGATTAGCATCTTTCGAGAATCTAACTATTCCGCGTGTGAATGTCTGCCCTTCAACATGTGATTGTCTACCGTACATTGGAATAAGTGGTATAAATTTACCAGCCCAAGCTTTGGGTTTCTCAAGTACACCGCTGCCATCCATTAAAATCATTTCGACCTTGTGGCTTTTTACTGCGCGTGTTTTCTTGACGGTTATACCTTGCTCGGATAATTCATCTAATACACTTTTTTCTTCATCGCTATCAATCACTCGACCATCAGACAGTAAAGCAAGGTTTTTAGTGATTGGTGTTTTAATCCAATATTCAGCAACCCTCACCACTTCTTCGCTAAACCAATCTGAACAGGTAGAATTATTGTACTGCTCTTGTGACCAATCCGCGCTAGGTGAATCTGGATATCTTTCTTCATGCTCTGACTTAGGCATATCGACAATAAAAAAGGCAAAATTAGCATCACGCTTATCATACTCGGTTGCAGCATCGTCAAAAAACAAAGAAGTCGTTGCTGTGTTGATTGGTTTAATTTTAATACTTTGATTAAAATCATCGTCATTGTATGCGGTAACTACACGCCAACCACCAAAACCACCGTTAACAACTTCATCGAATGCAGTATCGTAAGCATTACCCGCTTTACTGTCTTCTTCAATGTTTCGTATTAAGCCAGTTAATGTTTTAGCTACATATTCACTTGCGCCACCTGAAACAGGTCTAATTTTTATATTTGTTCTATTCTGTCTCTGGTCGCCTATTAACTGGTCAACTGCTCCAGCCACTCGATTTATAGTAAATCTTGGACGGCCTTTGCGTTTTTCTATCGCATCTTCTGACCATTGACCATCTTCGGTTTGTGCAAACTTAATATCCTCAACCGCAAGTTTACGTTGTGAACGCTCTTTTTGTTCTACCCTAGCGAATCTCTTTAGAGCTAGTGCATGTAATTTTTCTTGTTCGCTAGTCATTATTATTTACCATTCTGAATTAAAATTTATTGCTTTCACTGGTTGTAGTATATCACCAAATGGGATTGATTCCCTTCTCATCATGTATGCATATCTTATAGCATCCCACAAATCATCACGAGTCTTTACAATCTTACCTTTTTCATCCCTGTGATACTGGCTCATTTCGTCCAGTACATCGCGTAAGCCTGCAAATACCTTAAATTTACCTTTACTCATTAAATCTCTAATTTCATACAAGCCTGCCTCTACACCGTTTCCGCCATCCTCCCAAGTAGCATGGTCGTCTAATAACGCAAAACCCGCCTCGGTATAAAATACCTTTTGTTGTTGTCCGCTACTCTTTTCTGATTGCAATCCATCGTGAGGCCATGCAGTAGGAACGCATTTAGCCCACTTCCTAACAGCGCCCCATGCGTTATCAGGCGAGGTCTTACGCATCTTAATGCCTTTAGTTACATAAAATATATCGCTATCCCTATCCCAGCATAATTGTATATGTGCTTGCGGGTGATCCCATCCGAAGTCCATACCATTAATTACAAAGAAATGTTTAGGTATTTCAAAAGCGTCA